GACCGTGGCAAAAATGGAACCCGCCCGGGATGAAACATCTAAAACACCGGTAAAATACAGCGATGATTTGCTGCTGGAACTTGCCGAATCTTTCGGCGTCAGTGTGGAAGAACTCGTTTCGTCTGATTTCCGGGATAAGGTTCTTTCCATGGATGAAAATGTCGACCGTGTGGAAGAACTGGAAGAGGAACTGGAGCAGGCAGAGAAACGATACAAGGCAGCTCCGGAAACCGTAACCAAAATGATACGTTTCCGTGAGAAATTTACTTTCCTGAACTCTCCGGATTGTCCCGACATTCTGAAAGTACTTGTTTCCGACATGTTTACCGCATACGGGAAGTATAAGGAGGCTTTCGCCCGCCTGGAAGCTACGCCGGATGATGTCAGTTCACTTTCTACAGCACAGGAAGCGCAGGCGGTTGTGGAAAACTTCATGCTAACCGCGATATGTGGGACGAACTGGAATATTACCGGGAAAACGGAAAGATTCTGGGTAAATGTGAGAAGGTAAAAAGTTTGTCCGTCCGTAAGGGCGTCGAGAACCTTTCGGATATCGACATACAAAAGGCACTGAATAACGCCCGCGCCAACCTTTCAAAAAATAAGGCGAAACTGGAACAGGCTGGGGATGATGAGAAGAAGAAAGCGAGTGCCCTTGCATTGATCCAAAAGTGGGAAACTACACAGAAGGCCATAGAGGAAGAAATCGAGGCGCGAAAAAAAAAGTAGTCGAACTTATTGCCAGTCTGACAGGGAAACGGCAACGGATCACAAAGAACCTGGGCCGTTTCTCTCACCCTTGCGACCGTTCGGAGCTGGGACACCAGCTCAAAACATTAACCCTCCGGATAGAAAAAGAAGAAAGCCGGCTTAAACAATTTTCCAATGATTACAAATAAAATTTATAACGAGGACTGCCTGGAAGCATTGAAACGTGTTCCGGACAATTCCGTAGATTGTATAATAACCGATCCGCCTTATTTCCTGGGAATGACACACAACGGCAGAAAGGCAGCTTTAAAGATTTGTCTATCTGTAAACCCTTTTACCGGGATTTGTTCCTGGAATTTAACCGGGTGAAGAAACCCGGTGCTTGCGTGTATTTTTTTACAGACTGGCGCGGGTATGCTTTTTATTATCCGTTGTTTGACTTGTATTTAGGCGCGTCAAACATGATCGTTTGGAACAAACAGTCAGGCCCGGGTAATCATTACGCTTTTATACATGAACTTATTTTGTTTCATTGTGGAAAGGGTGTTTCTATCGGTGCCACAAACGTAATAGATAATATCCGGTCTTTTTCGTCCGGTGCCAAAAAGGTAGAAGGTGAAAAGATTCATCCTACACAGAAACCGGTGGCGTTAATCCGTAAACTGATTGAAGACAGTACAAAGCCGGGTGATCTGATACTGGATACTTTCGGCGGTTCCGGTACTACGGCCGTGGCAGCCATTGAAAGCGGTCGGAACTTTGTATTAATGGAACAGGATGAAATTTATTATTTCACCGCACAGAAACGAATAAAAGATGCGTATGAACGATTTAACGGTGGTGGATAGTATTTATCTGGATGCACAGCAAAAAGAGGATGTACGCCGTTTGTCTTCTTTAGGGTATTCCCTGAAAGACATAGCCGTTTCCCTGGGGCTTTCTCTGGAGGATGCCGGGCTTTTTGTCCGGGATGCGGAAACGGCGGGAACTTCTGTTAACTTCCTGATCCGGGAAGGGATTCTCGTAGCACGTGCCGCCCCTGAAATAAAACTCCATGAAGCGGCGGAAGGTGGAAACGTGGAAGCTATAAAACAGCTGGAGGCCGTACGGAGAAGACATACTTTTGAACGTTTAATCGAACAAATGGATGACGACGAATTTAATTAAGCCCTCACGAATAGACTTTGACAAGGTGGATATCAACCAGATTCAAAGGATTCTTTCTACCGGTACGCTGGAAGCTCTCGCGCCCGATGAAAGGGAATATTACAGCCTTATGGAAATGGTACGGGGTCTTCGTGCCCGTATGCGTATAAATGGTAAGTTGGTGACAAAGGCCGGTATCATCCGCCTTTTAAAGTCGGAACCTTACGGCCTTTCGGACTGGATGGCCCGCCAGGTGTACGCCGACAGTCTCAATTTCTTTTATACGCAGGATAACGTACGCCCGCAGGCTTTCGCCAACCTGTATGCGGAAAAGGCCGAAAACTGGGCGAATACCGTCTTTCTTATGGGAAATGTGAAGGAGGCTAAGAACCTGCTGAAACTGGCGGCGGAACTTCGCGGATGTTACAAGGATCAACAAGCCGAAATACCGGAGGAACTGCTTTCACAGAAAAGCACGGTTATTTATACTACCAGCCGTAAGGATCTGGGTGTTCCTGAAATCGACCGTAAGGAACTGGAAGAGTTTATCGACGCGATACCGGAAATTCCTGTTATTGTACGTGATAATATAAAAGAGGATGCGCGTATTAAAGCTTTTGACCTGAAAAAACGTATGTTGTATGATATCAAAGAGTTCGGGGAAGACAACGAAGGTGAGTAACGCCGATGATGTGGAAATCAAATACGGCCATATAATCCAGGTTCTGACGGACTGGATCGATACTACTATTCTTGTATCTATTGACGGGCGCGGTACGGCCAAATCGACCGTTATACAAGCCAGGCGTTCCGCCCGTTGTGTGGAAGAAATGCCCGGCGGTGCGTTCGCTTTTGTTGCCAATACCTACAGTAACCTGGAAGATAATATAATGCCGGCCGTTCAGAAGGGCTGGCAGCTTATGGGCCTGATCGAAGGGGTACACTATGTAAAAGATACCCGCCCGCCTGAATCCTGGCGGCGTAAATGTTCGGTTATTGTGGATGATTATAAGCATGTTTACAGCTTCTGGAACGGATGCGTTATTTTCATGGGATCACTGGATAACCCTTCGCTGCTTGCCGGAAAGTCTGTAATACATCTGTTTTATGATGAAGCGAAGTACGACAAGGAAATGAAAGTAAACCGTGCTATGCCTATTCTTCGCGGTGATGCGATCACTTACGGACATTCCCATTTATTCCTGGGGATAACCATTACTACCGATATGCCGGATATCGACGAAAACGAGTACGACTGGTTTTTCCGGTATGTCAAGCAAATGGACCCGGAACGGATCATTAAAATAGTACAGGCGGCAAGTATGCGTAATGACCTGGTAATTTCTCTATTAAAAGAAGAAAGAAAAAATAAGCCTTCCCCCTTGAAGTTGAAACGTTTGAAACGGGATATTGAATATTACGACCGAGCTTTGTTGAAGTTGAGAAAAGGACAAACGTTCTTTCTTAACGCTTCTTCATTCGCTAATGTTGAGATACTTACGATTGATTATTTAAAGCGGTTGTATAATGGTACGTTGGAGCTTCACGAATTTAAAAAATCGGTGGTCGGTATGCGTCCCGGTCTTCGCAGGGATTTACGTTTCTATGTGTTGTTTGGTGAAGGACATAAGTATTATAACGGTACCGCGTCCGGGGAAGCCGCTTACAGTTCGCAGGAACTCCGGTACCTGCACCATGATAAAACGATTGAAGGCGGTATGGACTTCGGTAATATGCTTTCTTTGGTGATCGGTCAGGCGGACGGTGCTTATTACCGGGTACATAAGAACTTTTTTGAGATACCGCCGGGCTGGTTCCGGGAGATCGCCGACCAGTTCCTCACCTTCTTCCAGAACCACGAATACAAAGAGCTGGATTTGTACTATGACCGTGCAGGTAATAACTTTGAGAAACAGAAGGAGGATTACGCGGGTAAGATCAAAGACGCCATAGAAAAAGACGGCAGCGGGAATCGTACCGGCTGGATCGTAAACCTAAAGAGCCGCAAACAGGCAGTTATCCGGCAGGATGCGGAATACGACTTTATGCAGGAGATTATGAGCGGTACCAACAAGAACCTGCCTATCTTGCTGGTTGATGCGGTGAACTGTAAAGAAATGGTTAGTTCCGTAGAAAAGGCAAAGGCTGAAATCAAATACCGGGGTAATTCCAAAGTAGTGTTCAAAGTGAAGAAGTCCGAAAAGCTGGCACCCAAGAAATTACCGATGTTATCCACCAATTTCTCCGACGCTTTCAAATACTTATTGATGCGTCCCGGCTGGATAGCTTTAGTACGAGGCAAGCGGACACTGCAGGCCGATTCGTTTGTGGATCAATGGATAGAGAACAGGCACAAAAGGTAATTGCCTTATAACGCTGGAAAATTGCTTTTCCGGCGTTTTTTGTGTTACCAGGTTACAGGTACCATCTTCCAAGAGGTCATATTTCACCTTTTAGGGGAAGGGTAACTGCTTTCCGACTTCTGAGCGGCTCGGTCTTCGGAAGGTGCCATTTTTTTAGTTTTTGAAATTTTCTCCGGTTTTTGACTGTTTTTCAGTTGTTTATCTGCATTTAGACCAAAATTTTACGCGAAAAAGCGTGTTTTTTATGCGTTTTTACTCGTTTTTTGCCCGTTTTTGGGTGAATTACCGTGTATTTTGGGGCGGTTGCCTTTCATTTTTGGGGATTATATTCTTTATAAATGTACATATTTAAGTATTTTTGCAATCGTCAAAATTACACTGCATATAACCGTCAGAACTTACGGGTGGTACAGATGAAAGTATACACTAATTTTAAGTTACTGATATGAAGAAATTATTATTAATTACCGTGTTGGCTATTTTAGTAGTAGCAGCGACAGCACAAGAAACTCGAAAAACGTTTTGCCAAATTGTTGGTACCGGGAAATTTTTAAGTGCTAAAGTACGAGTTCAAATCGATTTTGGGCAAAAACGTTCTTATTGGAACCAGTATAAGAACTTTATGGTAGATGAAACTGGTAAGAGAATAGAGTTTTACTCTATGGTAGACGCTATGAATTATTTGGCTAAATTTAGGTGGAAATTTGAGCAGGCGTATGTTGTTACCGTGGGGGGAGAAAATGTATATCATTGGTTATTGAGTAAAGATATAGTTTCTGATGATGAAATACGAGAGGGGATTATAACACAAAAAGATTTTGAAGACATGGAGAAAGCGGCCATGGAAGATAAAGAGAATAATAATGAAGAGGTAGAAAAGAAAGTTCCTTTATTTATGCGAAATATGAAAAAAAGTGATAGTATTTTAGATAACGAGGAAACTATAAGAAAACGATATGAATAATAAAATATGGATTAACGCTCGCCAATTCTGGCGGGCGTTTTTGTTATGAAGTAACGAATCGTAGAATCGATAAATTTCTTTTATTTGTAACTTTAATTAACGTTTTTTTTTTTATTCAGAATTTAATGCCGACATTTG